ATGTTGCAGTGTGGCTAATCAGCAAGCTATCATACGATGATATCGAAGAATACTTTCGGGATTTAAAGTGAGGACCAGCAGATGACAGAAGAGCAGAAGCTACTAGAGAGAATCATCAAGGCAGATCAGGATGACTGGAATTATCCATCACCTGCACGTGCGATTAAGGTACACGAACTAGAGCAGCAATACAAAGAGTTGACAGGTAGAGAGGCCCCACAGTGGCCCTCAAGAGGGCGTTGGTAATATGTTCAACATCAGAGTGAAATATAAAGACGAAGTGAAGTCCAGAGTAACTGCGACAGTGGGGGAATATTCAAATTACCTAGAAAATATGTTGCATGTGATGACACAAAATGCTAACATTGATTGGGTAAGGGTAGAGAGGAGCGAATCATAATGATGGAAGAGCGTGAAACATATTATGAGTTGTACAAAGATGGTAATTGCCATTCATCATATATACTTTACGAGGATGCGCTTGAGCAAGCTCTACATTGTTTAGATGATGACTGTGCAGAGATATATAAAGTGGTTGTATATGAAGAGAGGGTGTTGTGATGGAAAAGATCATCAGGGATATCAAAGACATCGAAAGCGACATTGATAAGCTGATCAGTCGCGCAGAGGAATATCGTAAGGATGCAGAGCGTGGCATTAACGTAAACCATGATCGAAAAGATGATTTCTCATGGTCTACAGAGGATCAGGTAGAGAGCCTGTTCGAGTATCTGGAAGATGCCAAGAATGATATTGATCGGATGAAAGATGACCTCAAGGTCGTAAAAGATTACTTGACTAATCTGCTGGATGATGTAGAATACGAATCAATCAGACAGAAAGCTACAGGAGAATCATAATGGCACACACATGGACCACAGTAGGATACAGAGGGTATGACTTGGACATTGTTGTCGAGGGAGACCAGTGTATATATGAAGGTATATACGATAACATCAGGCTGCGTAAGAAAAGCGGAGAAGCTATGTCAGAGCGTTTAGAGAAAGCCCTGATGAAAGAATATGGGGATGATTACTTCGCAGAATATCTGTACGAACTTGGCGCATATGCCGATAATGACTACTAATGAAGATCATCTTCATAATAATGCTCTCCTATATCATCATGCTGATTGTTGTCGGAATATTGGTGACGGTAGGGATGGAAAAGGAGAGCATTAACTCTATGAATATTTTACTTGACGATAGTACAAATATCGTTCATAATTGTAATCATAAAGCGAATCAAGGAGATCGTAACATGGCACTACCAGTAAACTTAATCAAAAACCTACTCAATGAACAGAAGGGTCGTTTCTTCATTGTTGATGTTGTCAAAGAGAATGGTGACAAGCGTAGGCTCAACGGTAAAGTCGTGGAAATCCGCGACAATGGTTTGGTCACTATCAAACTTGGTGGAACCAAAGACCAATACCGTTCGTTCTACACTGACAAGGTGCAGCGTATTCATCAACGTAAACGTGCTATATTCTGTGTTGGCGCATGATAGGATTAGAGTGTTTAGCAGTTGCGGTTTTCTTTGAGAGCCGCAGCCAACCCATTGAAGGACAGTATGCTGTTGCTGAGGTGGTGATGAACCGTGTGGAGAGTGACAGGTGGCCCAATACCATCTGTGGTGTTGTCTTCCAAGATCAACAATTCTCGTTCACACATGATGGAGCGTCAGATCATATACACAAGTACACTGACAATCCGATTGACTGGAGAGCCGCTGTAGTGGCCCGTACAGTAGCCTTAGACGTTTTTGGCAGGGGAGATACCTCAATCACCTCTACCCATTACCACAACCTCTCTGTGTCGCCCTCATGGGCAAAGGAGTATCTAAAGGATGGCAGAATTGGAGACCACATATTCTATACCGCCCCAGATGGAAAATGAGTTAATCAGGATGGGGATACTCCCCGCAACGCAATTAGAGGAACTGGAGAGAGTGTGTCCAAGGGACAGATGGGCGCATCTACCCAGTAACCCCTACGATGAAAATGGAGAGATAATATTCTAATGATTAAAGCAACTCTAATGGACTACATGGGCAGTGATATTACTGTCGTTAATGCAGCAAGGGTATCCTTCGGCAAGAAGTCCAGCAACACCTACACTACAGACAAGGATGATAAGCTGATCAGATATCTGGCAGAGCATAAACATATGTCTCCATTCGGACATTGCTTTGCCAGCTTTCACGTTAAAGCTCCTATCTTTGTAGCACGTCAACTTGTGAAGCATAAGTTCCTACGTTGGAATGAGATTAGCCGTAGGTATGTGGACAGTGAGCCTGAGTTCTATTTCCCTAAGACATGGAGAGGCCGTGCTAAAGACAAGAAGCAGGGTAGCAGTGGTGAGGTGAAGATTGAAGACTACAAGATTGAACTAGCCTTTTTAAAACCAAACACAGGTAAAGCTGTAGCGGCCTCTAAAGATGCTCACAATGAATGGAATACATACGATCAGATAGAGGACGATTACGGAGGATTGATGGTTTTATATACAGGTCTTCTTGACATGGGAGTAGCCCCAGAGCAAGCACGTATGGTGCTACCACAGTCCACCATGACTGAGTGGTATTGGTCAGGTAGCCTAGATGCCTTTGCTGATATGTGTAATCTGCGTTGTGCTTTTGACACACAACCAGAGACAAGGTTTGTGGCTACACAGATCAGTGATAGTATGCGTAGGCTATTTCCTGTATCTTGGGCAGCATTAGTGGAGAAAAACTATGAGTAAAGAAGCAGGTATTATCGGTGTTGAAACGGTAAAAGAAAATGAGGATGGTAGTGCCGACTACACATTTCACTTTGATGCACATGCGCGTGGGCTTCTGGCAGAGGAAGGTTTGAAGTTGGTGCTTTACTGTGCAGCAGCCAAGATGGATATACAGTTAGTATATAACTTCATAGAGGATCACATTAGGTACAATAAGGATGAAAGGTTTGATGAGTACGGAAACTATGGAGAGAACAATCCACCAGTATCTTCTGAATGGTCGCAGGATAGCCAAGACAAAACGGAGAACCTTGCATGACAGGTAAGTACACATTTGGTATCCCCCTCAAGGAAATAAGACCTATGACCAAAGAGGAGCGACAGAGAGCCAAGGTAAAAGAATCATATAACACACTTGGTCTCAATCTTTGTGTAAGTTGTGGGTGTCCTACTCCAAACATATGGTGCGAGTTTTGCTTAAAGGAAGAGTGATGACAGAGCAAGAAATACTAAAAATGTGCAAAAATCTGGCAAAAAAGTACAAAAACAGGCAAGAATACGATGATCTAGTATCTGAGGGTGTCCTCAAGTGTCTTGAAGTTTTGAACAAAGGTGCTGCTGATAAGGCAGCATTGAAGTCTCATGCTAGAACTGCCATGCAGGATTATTACAACCACAAAAGGAAGGTTGTGCAGGTTCCTGTACATGGTCAGGCACACTCTATGTCTAGGGATCAAGAGACAAGCAACTGGACTGCTATGGCACTACAGAAAGCCTTGTACACCCCTTCAGTGGAAATTAGAGAGGAAATGGCAATGGGTGAATCTCCAGAGACAATTCTGGAGCGTAAACAATTCATCAGACATGTCTTTATGACTGCGTTTAATTGTCTTACTCACGACGAGTGGACAATTATTCGTATGCGATATTGGGATGGTATGACACAAGATGCTGTAGGTAAAGAAATGTGCCACAACCAAAAGTGGGTATCTCGTAGGGAAAAGTCAGCACTTGAAAAAATCTGTAACAATTTGTGATGTCTAAAATATTGAAACTTGCCTGTATCTATATACGTAAGTTTTAATAATTATGATGATAATAAAACGTGAGTATAAACTATGGAAGAGAAAAAGCATCAACCATGTCCCTATGTTGCTTGTCAAAGTAGTGACGCATTTTGTTACAATACTGGTGGTTATGGCAAGTGTCACTCTTGTAATAGGGCATACCCATCTAAAGATGAAATGTTCGAGTGGGCAAAAGAGGCTTACCCAACAAAGTATGCGGAGACTGTAGTGGAAATAAGGAAACCTCACCCCTCTAGTGGAAAATATGTACCTATGAGGGGCATAACAAAAGAGACCATGCAGGATTTCAACGTCCTGACATATGACGACAAACAAGAATACATATACCCCTCTGGGGGAATTAAGGTACGTTGCATAGCTGATAAGAAGTTCTACACCAAAGAAGGCTTCAAGGGTGACGAACTGTTTGGTATGAATATGTTTACTGCAGGTTGCTCTAAAACTGTGACAATCACAGAGGGCGAACTGGACGCACTGTCAGTAGCACAGATGCTCAAGAGCCAGTACATCAATCCTGTTGTGTCTTTGCCCTCTGCTACCCCTTCCAAGAAAATGTGGGAGAACTGTGCAGACTGGCTAAACAGTTTTGAGCGTATTGTGTTATCTGTTGATAATGACGAAGCAGGTAATGCTGTAGCTGATCGTGTGGCACGTCTGTTCCCCAACAAGGTGTATCGTGTACCACATGAGAAATACAAAGATGCTAATGATTTCTTGCGTAACAATGCAGCACAAGAGTTTAAGTCTGCTTGGTTCAAGCCTCGTAAGCATACGCCAGAGAACATCTTAAACAGTACAGAACAATTCTTGTCGCTGTATCGGGATACACCAGAACATCAATACGTACCCACAGGAATACAGGCACTTGATGACAAGATCCTTGGTTTGATGCAGGGACACTTCACTGTAATCAAGGCTCCCACAGGAATTGGTAAGACAGAGATTATGCGCTACCTTGAGTATAATATGCTAGAGCGTGGCATATCTATTGCAGCATGGCATCTGGAAGAGACAAAGTTACGCAGTCTTCTTGGTCTTGTGTCGTATCATAGGAAAGATAATCTCACACGCAGAGACTTGATCGAAGAGAAAGGCGCAGAAGACCTTGTTGTTACCGCTATCGAAGAACTGACCAAGGACGAAAACTTCTATCAGTTTTATTTACCAGATGGTCAAGGCGCTGACGAACTATGTGATCAGATACGCTTCTTTAGCCAAGCCTGTGATTGTAAGTTTGTATTCTTTGAGCCAATACAGGACGTGGTAGCAGGTACATCAGAAGAAAGCAAAGAGGCTATGCTTGCAGACTTGTCTATCAGACTGTCGAAGTTAGCCGCAGAGTTAAACGTAGGGATCGTGACAATCGCTCATACCAATGAAAATGGAGACCCAAAGTATTGTAAGATGATTGGTCAACGTGCTTCTGTTATCATTGACCTGCAGCGTGATAAAGAGTCAGAAGACTATGATGAACGTAACACTACGTATATCAGCGTACAAAAAAACCGCCCCTGCAGCGAAGAGGGACGGGCTGGAAAGATGAAGTTTGATTCAGACAGTTTTACACTAAGAGAGGTAATATAGTGCCAGTATTTGATATAGAAACAGATGGACTAAACAGCACCAAGATACACGTATTGTCTTGGGCTGATGATAATGGTGATGTACAGCATACCTATGACTATGAGGCTATGCGTATATTCTTCACAGAAGCAAAGGTTTTGATCGGTCACAACATTGTGAGGTTTGACATCCCAGCAGTAGAAAAGGTATTAGGGATAGAGGTCAAAGCTACTCTGATCGACACGTTAGCGTTATCATGGTACATCAATCACCATCGTAGCAAGCATGGCTTAGAAAGCTATGGTGAGGACTACGGTGTACCAAAGCCAAAGATCAGCGATTGGGAAAACCTGACTAAAGAAGAGTATGCACATAGATGCAATGAGGACGTTAAGATCAACATGCGCTTGTGGCGTGATCTTGAGATCAAACTAAACAAGCTGTATTGCGACAAACCAACTGAGGGTCCAACAGCAGATGAACTGATAAACTATCTGACCTTCAAGATGAAGTGTGCCGCAAAACAAGAGGCCCTGCAGTGGAAATTAGACGTAGATAGGGCGCAAGGATATTTGACTGACTGGGAACAACAGAAAGAGGAGAAGACTGAGGCATTGGCTAAAGCTATGCCAGAGCGTATCCTGACTGCAATGAGAACGCAGCCAAAGGTAATGTACAAGAAGGATGGTAGCCTGTCCAGTCATGGTGAGCGGTGGATAGAGTTGTGTAAGACAAACCGTATGCCATACACCACCAAGTCTATGGTTGTTGAGGTAGGTAGAGAGCAGGGAAATCCTAACTCTTCTGATCAGGTAAAG